CCCAACGTAATCTTTTAGCCGCGAAACGGGCATGCCAGCAGAAACGTTTGTATAAGAACCATCTGCGGTAACAGTATCCTCTACAGCGCGTCGCCTATCGCCCGCTACAATGCTGCTCATACGGTCGCGGGTAGAACCTATCCTGACACTCTTTGCCATTGTCTTGTTCCTTTACTTGGCCGGCTTGCGCGGTGCGGTGAGTTTGGCTCGGATGGTGCTCAAAACACGCCCCATGCCAACGCCAGCGGCACTCGGCTTGCGCTGGTGGGCGCCGGCAGGCATGCGCTGCACGAACTTACTTGTGCCGGGCATGCCAGTGCTGACGCGGGGCTCCCGCTGCACAAACTTACTTGTGCCGGGCGTGCCAGTGGACCTAAAGTTCGGAGAAACCATAACCTTGCGGGGCTTCTTGGGCTTTGGGGTGCCGGTCGTGGTGTAGGGCGGCAGTTCGCCGCCAAGGCGCGGGGCCATTCTATTTACCCTTTTTGGCTTTGCGTTGGACGGAATATGCGATGGCCAGACTTTGCTTTTTAGGCTTTCCGGCCTTGATTTCGGCCTTGATATTCTTCCGAAACGCCCCTTTTGAGGCTGATTTTACCAGCGGCATGTCACTTTTTCCGTGTTTTGGCTGACTTGCGGAAGGCCGCAGCGGTCGGAGCGCCCTTGGCGCCCGGTTTGCGCATCTTTTCGCCTGATCCGGCGGCAATGCGGGCCTTTTTGGCGGCAATATTTGCGTACAGACCCGGTTTCATGAGCAATTCCACCTTCTCATGGACGCCTTGGCGCGCTCGGCGTTCTTGGACTTGGCCACGACACCGCCCATTCTGGCACAAAACGACGTTTTGCGGCCCTTGTCGGCCTCGGTGCGCGGGTTGGGCGCAGGCGCCTTCAGTTTGGAGCCAGTGGCGGAGTTGTAGCGGGCGCGACCCTTGGCGGTCAGCCCAGCACCTTTAGAGACGGGTAGCTTCTCGCCCCGTCCTACTGACAATGACACGCCCTTGCGAGCCATTAGCTGCCCATCCAACTCGTTAAAACGCCAGACCGACCATACGACCGCCTCTGTATCTTGTCAACGGGGGTGCGGCTGCCGACAGGGTACGCGAAGGTCACCGCGATGGCGTCGGCAGCGTCGGGTGAGGCCAGCCCGCGTGCCTTCATCTCCTTCTTGCCCTCCAGGAAGATCGTCCCCTTGCTGTCCGGCTTCATCTTGGGCGACGTCAGGTCGGACTTCAGCAGCTTGTCCGCCGGTATCGACGCCGTCTTGAGCCAGTCGCGCATGAGGCCCCACATCTCGGCCCGCTTGTTGCCGTACATGATGGGCTTGACCGACTTGTTCCCGAAATTGACGCCCTTGATCTTGTAGCGCTGCTCCTTCAGGCGGTCCACGACGCCGGCGCCCAAGCCCCCCTCGTCGATCACGACGAGTGCCGGGTTGTACTCCTCGATGGCCTCGATCACGCGGCCGACGATCTCCATCGTGTCGTCGCCCCTGTAGCGCTTGATGGCGTTCAGGTCGCGTCCCTGCCGGACGGCGATGACCGTCGCGTCCGCCCCGAACCGGGCCGGATCGACGCCGATGATGATAGGGGCGGTAGCGTCCTTGTAGCGCGGGCGCCCGAAGGCGTCGTCAACGAGATAAACGGGGATGAACTGGTCATCTCCAGCGCTCGGGAACTCACCGTAGACCTCGACGTGCGCCTGAACGCTGTCAGGACCGTACTCCTGGATGATCTGCTCATAGACTGCCTTGTCCGTTCCTTCGACCGACCGGGCGTCGACCACCTTGTTGCGCCAAAAGTCCCGCTTGGCGTTGAACGCCTCGTAGAAGTACCCGGTGTTACGGCGGGGGTTCGAGAATGCCAACCAGAAGCGGTTGGGCGTGTTCTCCGTAAAGAAGCCCGCACTGACGGCCCAGATCGGGTCTGCGATGCCGCTGGCCTCGTCGAAGATCAGCATCACGCCGTCGAAGTTGTGCACGCCCGCGTAGGCGTCCGGGTTCTCCTCAGACCACAGCCGGCCCTCGACGCCCCAGTAGCGCGTGCCCTTCTTCAGGTCGCGCTCGACCAGTTCGGTGAGCCACTTGGCGGGCATCACGCGGGTGGCGCTGACCTCGAACCAGTGGCTGTTCAATGCCAAGGCCAGCCACTTGGTGATCTCGGCCCAGGTGACGGCGCGGAGCTGCGTCTCGCTGTTGGCCGACACGATGGTGGTGCTGCCGATGCGGGTGGTCAGCATCCAGATGACCAGCCAACTGACCAGTGCCGACTTGCCGATGCCGCGCCCGGATGACACCGCCATCCGCAGCGTCTCGAAGTCTATCTTGCCGTTGTTGGTGGCGATGTGGTCGGCCAGTTCCTTCAGCACCTCGCGCTGCCACTTGCGCGGTCCTGCGAAGTTCTCCAGCGGCGTGTTCTTCTGCCCCCACGGGAACAGCCACATCACGAACTTGAGCGGGTCGTTCTTGAGCGCGGGCGTCCACAGGGACGCCATGAGCGCTTGCTCGTCCTCAGCGCTGTACTGTGGCGTCTGCATGTTCGACTTCTGTTGCGACCAGGTCGATGACCCTGCGCTGCGCCTCTTCAAGTGCCGCCGTGATGGAGATCTTCTGGTCGATGGTCACCTCGACGGCCTGCTTGGCGACCCAGCCGTGGCTGTAGCGCAGCATGTTCATGGCCGCGTTGGCGTCGCCCTCACGCGCCGCCGTGTAGATGGTGGTCGCCATCTCCTGCTCGCCGTCGGCGCGCCCCTTCATCTCGGCATAGCTGGCGATGGGGTCGAACTGCGTCAGCTGACGGTATTCAACCGGCAGCATGCCTGCGGCCAAGGCCAGCGCGTCGCCCTTCAGCCCCATCTTGGCGGCGTGATAGATCGCCTCCAGACGCGCCTCAGTGGCTTCCAGCTTGCGTGGCTCATATGGCAGGGACTGAAACGTCACTTAGCCCCTTTTTTGGCTGACGTAGCCGGGCGGATAGTCTTCCGGGCTTTTGTCATCACAGACTTGTCGGCGCGGACGTCGCGTGCGACTGCGCGGTTTTTGCTGTATTCAGGTTTTGTTTCGATAAAACCTTCGCGGCGTCTATTTTTAGTCCGCGCTTTTAGTTCTTCTTTAGAGCGCAGCGGTAGCCGTTGCCCACCAAGAGTTTTAACTGAAAGCAAAGGTTTCTTGGAACCGGGATTGCGGATTGTTCCTTTGGGCATGATGCGCTCCAGTTGAGGGATGCAGGGGAAGTTAGCATTGGTTGGCGTTGGGGTCAAAAAATAAAAAAATTTTGTTCTTGACCCCTGGCCACAGCACTAGCAGCGGGCCGCAGGGCCCTGTCCCCCCCCTGCCCCGAGGCCATCGGCCAAAATCGGCCGGCCAGCCGGGCAGCAATTAGGAATATAGTTCTATGCTACTGGGGATTGTGGTGTGCAGCTAGTGGTTGCGCGTCATGTGCCGTGGTCCTTTTTGCTTCCGATGACTAGACACTAGCACATGGCTAGGGGACTGTCAAACAATTTGTTGCGGATAGCCGCCGAACAACTCCGCACGCTGGCCGATGCGATACTCGAGCTGACCATTGATCCAGAGATACAGCACGCTCTTAGGCGAGCGCTGGCGCAACTCAACGGAGCACGGGACGTGACGGGAAGCTAACAGCACAATGCCAGAGAATTGGCGCCGCGTGATTTGCTTTTGCGTGATAGCGTCAACGGCCCAGGCGCGGATTGCGGCCGGGTCATCAACATGGGCCATGGGCAATATGGGCAGTTTCTGCATTGGTTATCTCCGTAAAAAGCGATAGATATCACATAACGCTATTTGGTACGGAATGCAAGGGCAATCGGCGTGGGGGCAGGGGCGTGGGGCAATATGGGCAAAATGGGCAATGCCCCACGGAAAGACTTAGGCTCGTTAATCGTTAGATTTCTATACAGCTATACATTAGCATTTACTAATATACACCAATCCATCCTTTTAACTAGAATGACTACCCATATTACCCATAAGCCGATGGCGTATAGCTTTTAGCCCTCTCCGACATAACCCCACGCAGTACCCCACAGCTACCCAAAAAAGAACCCCGCCGTGTTAGGGCGGGGTTAACTAACTACGGCTTAAGCCGTAGCACGTTTACAAATCGGCGTCAATCGTTATACCGCAACGCCGATTGCGTGGCATGCCAGCCAGGATAGTTGTCCGTATCGGCGTCGACGTCGGCGCGCGACTGATACAGATCTGGCGGCGGACCGGCAAACGCGGCGTCTAGTTCGTCGAACATGCGCTCGACGCGGCGCTCGATT